CCCATCCTGGTACGGCGCACCCACCGACGAGGGCGGCGCTCGATCCGTGCGCCTGTCCTGCCGCCGGCCTGCGGCCCAGACCTGGAGCCGTGACCTCAGGCAGCTGATGTTCCCTGGATCCAGCCGCTCGATGTACCACCTCGACATGTCCGCATTCGAGCTGCGGATCGCGGCGCTCCTGTCCGGTGACAAGCAGGCGATCTGGTTCGCCTCAAACCCCAACCCGTACGACATGCTCAGCGCCAGCAACCGCACCGGCGCGAAGACCGCACTGCTGGTGGGCATCAACGGCGGCACGCCCACCAAGGCATGGCGCACGGCCATCGCCACGACCGGCACGTTCATGACCCTCGCCTCCACCTGGGCCCTGCCCGTCTTCCTCTGGGACGGGTACCGCCAGTGGCAGCTGGACACCTACGCCCTCGGCCGGGAAGGCAAGCTCGTCCTCCCACGTGCCGGCCTCCTCTACCACCACAACCCCACCCGCACCATGCACGACACCACGTCGTTCATGATCCAGGGCACGGCCGCCGTGTTCATGACGAAGCTCCAGTACCTGATGAACTCCCTCGGCCACGAGGTTGTCCTGCAGGTCCACGACGAGCTGATCATGCGCTCGCACCACCCGCTGGACCAGGTGAAGGACGACGCCAACCGGATGATCCGACTCATCGCATACGAGATGTTCATGACGTGCCCGTTCACCTACCAGATCGAGCAGTGCTTCGGGCCCGACAGCTACACTTCCGCCCATGAGAAGGGAGCAGCTGATCCTGGTGGACGAACGGGAGAAGAAACCGTTCACCTTCCCTGAGCACATCGTCTGCCTGGATCCCACCAGGGATCCGTGCGCCCAGCGCGGGGTGACCGTCCGCCTCCGCACCCAGAAGCGCACCCTCAAGACGGGCGACTACGCAATAGACGGAGGCATTGCGGTCGTCGAGCGCAAGGGGTCAATCGACGAGATTGCTCAGAATCTCCTGACTTCCGACGGCCGCCGCCGGTTTACCGAATGCTGCAAGCGACTGCGAGACACGACCACCCGGCCACTCCTCCTCCTCGAGGGGCTGGTGGGGATGCCCGAACCCAAGGCGGGAAAGCCCCATCCGGGTCTTGCGATAGATTCCCTATTGCGTATCCTGCAGCAGCATGCCATCGGGCTGATGGTCCTTCCCACCAGCACGCCCGCCCAGCGCAGGGCGGCAGGGGAATGGACGGCCAGGTGGCTCATCACGCAGGAACACCATGGCCCAGGTCCAGCTCACAACCGAGACGAAGAACTTCCAGTTCAGCCAGTACACGGCGACAAACTCGATTACGGCAAGGACGTTCTCGACGACTCGTCCGGCGTCGACGGGAACCACGGGCGGAGCGGGAGCCCGTCTGGTGATCGGTTGCGGCACGAACTACAGCAAGCTTCGGATTCTCTCAAGCCTGACTGACGTACTTCAGATTGCGATCTACGGCTGGTCGTTCTGCCCGGACCTCAACGGATACGTCGCCCAGCTCCTGTTCCAGACCGCGACCGTCGCCAACAACGGAACGACACTCAGTTCATCCGCATTCACTTACCCGCGAATCGGATCGGTCCGTGAAGTCAACAGCTACATTCGACTTGCCGGAGACGCAAAGATCTACAACTCGGCAGCCGCTGCGGATGGTGCTGCATTCCTGCTTCTGGACACCGTCGGCTGCGAGATGATCGAGATCCAGGCTGCTCCAAGCACTGGCGTTACTCCGATCATCACGGTCCTCAGCTCGAGCTGCTGATGCACCGTTACAGATCCTGGTACCTCTCCCAATCGACACCCGCTGCATTCAGGCAGCGAAGCAGGTCAATGCAGACCTCATCGTTTGATGAGTCCTCATTGCACTTTGACTTCACGCAAGGTTCATTGCCGGATTACAGCGGCTTTGTCGTGACAAGGGCATCCAGCGTTGCAACGGTCATCAACAGGCGCGGACTTGTCGAGCTGGTGGATGCCAATATTGCACGATTCACGTATGAGCCCAGCAATCTTTCGAGAGGCAGTTCTCTGCTTCTCGAAGGGCCAAGCACGAACATCTGCCTTGAGAGCCAGACCATCCAGAGCTGGTCCGGCGGCCAGAATGTCACGAAGGCCGGCAACACCACGGACGTCACGGATCCCGCCGGAACAAACACCGCAACGAAGATGACCGTCACCGCAGGTCAATACTGCTCGGTGTTCCAGCAGATCACGGTCACTGCTGGCACTCAGTACACGTTCTCGTTCTGGATCCAGGGCACGGCAGGAAACACGCTTCGGATCTTCGACGTCACGAACTCAGCGAATATCGTCACGAACCAGGTGATTTCGTACACGACCACGGGCTGGACCCGTGTGTCGACGACGTTCACGACCCCGATTGGTTGCACGTCCATCTACGTCTACGCGGTCAATGTCACTGCGGTATCCGCAGACGTTTACTACTTGTGGGGAGCGCAGCTGGAAGTCGGAAGATTCGCCAGTTCATACATTCCGACGAAATTGACTTCGGTCACCAGGGATGGGGATGTCGCAAGATGTCCAATCAGTCTCAGGAGCGCAAACTTGGCACGCGGAATGGGAACCATGCTTTTCGTCGGGTCCATCAAAAGACCGACTCCTGGAGTTGGAGATACATCCGACATTGCAGGAGTTGGAACAAACGTACAGACAAACTTTGGATTTGCGTTCGATGCAGCAGATATTGGCTCGGGGGAGTGCAACGGAACGACCGCAAGAGTCCAGGCTGCATTCAACATGGTGGTTCCCACTCTTTCGAATGAATTCAACATCGACTATTCGCAGGAATTCAGGCTGGCAGCTTCGTTTACCACGGATGGAACAAACACATTCATCCTGAGTTCGCTGAATGGATCTGGTCCAGTTGACGGATCAACTTCGGCGGCTGTAGTTCCGTCGACATTTACTTCGGGATTCTTCAAGGCTGGATCAGCTGATCCAGGCGCTCCGGCAATCAACATCAGGATTTTCAAGTACATCTCAAGTTCATCTGTTTTGTTTTCAAGCCCATTCACAAGCAATCAAGCAAAGCTGAACGCACTCACTCTCTGACGCACAGGAAAAAGAGATGACCGTCGAACCCGGATCCAACGTGGTGAAACTGTCCGCAGGAGACTGGGCGAAGATCGCCGGGGTCGCAGTCACGCTGGCGGCCAGCCTGCTCGGCGTGTACGTGCACCATGACCGGCTGCTCACCCAGCTGGTCACGCAGCAGCAGTACACGAACCACCGTCTGGACCGCATCGAACTGAAGCTCGATGAGAGTCCTCGCCGCTAGCATCCTGCTGGCTGGGTGCAGTGCCACCCAGAGGGTCTCGGAGAACTCCAACGAGATCAGGAGCGAGGCGCGGTTCCTGTCGACGCACGGGGAGCAGGTGGGGGACAAGGAGGTCGTTGCCCGTGCCGACCGCATCTATGACCTTGCTGCTGGCATCCATGACCAGCTACCTGGCCTTGAGGACCGTACCCCTGCATGGATGGAGACGCTCGTTTGGGTGGCTGTCGCCGTGGTTGCCGTGGCCGTATGCGTCATGCTGTGGCAGACCGGGCTTGGCCAGGCCATCCGCGTCGCCATCGGCTGGATCCCCCGGAAGAAGGAGCGGGACGCCGACCTTGCCTACCGGATGCTGGACGAGAAATCACCCGAAGATGCCCGTGAGTATGTCGCTGCGCGGCGGGCTTCTGACCCGGAGTTCGATGCTGCGTGGCGACGCATTCACAAGAAGGAATCGAAATGATCCTCGCAAGTTTCTCTGACTTCCTCGGCAACCTCTGGTTCGCTGCCCTGATGGGCGTCGTCGGCTTCGGTGCCGGCGTGTACATGTGCAAGAAGAACAAGGTCTGAGGAAGCAACTGCTTCACCCAGCCGGACGACAATGAGCGCACGGGCGGGTCGCGTGGTGCGCCGCCCGTGCGCTCTCATTTCCATCCTCAGGAGACAACCCCATGCCACCCGAAACCGACACGCCGAAGGTCCCCACCAGCGGGGGACGTGATGCCGCTGAGTGGCTCCACTACCACGGCCTTGCCCCCCGCAACGTGGGCATCCGCTCGTCCGACTACCGATCCCTCCGCACCTGCCCGTTCACCTGGTACCTCTCCCGCCGGCTTGGCCTCGTCAAGGCCTCCAAGTACAGCGTCGCCCTGTCCCGTGGTTCGTGGGCGCACCTGGCCTTCGCCGCCTACTGCCTCCGAAAGGACCGCGGTGCATCGCTCGACATGTACGACCGGACCATCGAGCTGCGCCTCGAGGAACTCCGCCGCTACGGCAAGTCCGCCGGACAGTCCGCCGAGCTCATCCGCGAGATCCTCGACCGCGAGGAGAAGGACGCCCGTACCGCATGGGCCTGGTTCTCCGCCGCCATGAACGTGCAGTTCCAGGCCAACGGGAACGAGGGCCCCACCGGGATGCTCGACGGGTGGGTGCGTGCCGTGAACGTGGTCGCCCAGGAACCGATGCTCCGTCACGGCGACTGCGTGATCCAGCCCGACGCGCTCATCACGTTCCCCAAGGATCCCGACACCCTGTGGATCGTGGACTTCAAGACCACCAGCGCCAGCCCCATCGACCGGCTGCAGGCTTGCCCCATCGAGTTCCAGACGCAGCACTACTTCCACGTCATGCGCCAGCTTCCACTCGAGGAGTACGGCGTCAAGCAGGTGGGCGGCGTCATCCACATCGCCGTACAGAAGCCCACCATCGAGTTCGGCATGAAGGACCGCGCCTTCACCCTGGACACCAGCCCCTTCAAGAGCGGCCCCCGGAAGGGTGAACCGCGCAACGAGAAGATCTACGTCGGCGATCCGGACCCGCATTTCTACGAGGGCCGATGCTACGAATGGTATGTCGGCGAAGGCGAGTACCTACATCTTGCGCCCGAGCGTGCGACCAATCCGTGCGTCAACATTTCCTTCACCTCGGCGACGCATTTGCTTGATTCCAAGCTGGTTTCCCAGTACAATTCTCGTCTTGAGTTCTGCCGTTCATATGCGAACCGCGAACCCTATCCGGACAACTTCGAGATGGGTGATCCGATTCAGGGCATGGGCCAGGCAAGTCCGTACTTGCCGTTCATGCTGACCGATCCGGTCGTGTGGCCGGACGTCGTGCGCGGCGAGAACTTCGTGCAGCGGGACCGCGACGATGCGGTGCCCGAAGGAGACATCGCGTGAGCCGTCCACACCCATTCATGCAGTTCGAGCAGGAGATCCTCGAGTCGGTCATCGCGCCGAAGATCGGGGAGATCGTCGGCCGGTGCGGGGACAACATCGAGTCGCGCACCTCGCTGCTCCTACTCTTCAACGAGAACCACGGCACGAACATCACGATGGCCACCTTCGGCGAGTGGTGCGAGAAGCTCGGTATCAAGTTCGAGCGCAAGGTCGTCGTCAGCATCCCCGGCTACAAGCCCGCGGCGCGAGAGGTGCAGCCCGTCAGTCAGGAGTCGGCGGACGAATCAGTCGTCGCGCAGTTCGACGAGCCCACCAGCAGGCCAGCGGCCCCGGACTTCTTCATGGGAGGCGAGAGGATGGTCCTCCCAGGCGGAATGAAAGCACCCACCTTCCTCGACACCATGTAAGGCATCATCATGACCCATGTCCTTGCCACCGGAAAGACCATTGCGTCCAAGTACCCTTCGCTCGGCTCTGCAGTCGTCACTGGGCGTGTCCCTATTGGGCGCATGCTCGGTCTTGTGGTTGGCGAAGCAGGCGCTGGCAAGTCGTTCCTCCTGCAGTCCAACCCGAACGCCTTCATCATCAACCTCGACGGCACCCCTGCCGTGTGCCCCACCAGCGAGGCGGTGATGTGGCCCATCCCCGGCCCCGACGGCCGGCCGACCGACGAGCGCGGGAACCCCATCGTCCTCACGTGGAAGCTGGTCGAGGAGAAGCAGAAGCAGCTCATCGACCTTGCCGTCCGCAACCAGCCGCGTCCCGAGACCGTGGTCATCGACACCCTCGGCGCTGCCCTCCGGCTCCTCCGTCCCCACGTGGCCAGCCTCTACGGCCGCGAGCAGTTCCACGAGATCGACGGCCGACTCGGATGGGAGCGTCTCTTCGACACGCTCATCGAGTACGGCCAGTCGCTGCGCCGACACGGCTACGGCGTCTACTACATCGCCCACCTGTCCCGCAAGCACATCCCGCTCTCGGAGCAGCAGCACGTGGAGGAGTACAAGATCCTCATCTCCGACGGCCTCTACGCCCGGATGTTCCCCATGTTCGACCTGGTCGTCCCCATCACCACCGTCTGGGACATCCGCGAGGAAGTCAACGAGGTCGAGGTGAAGATCGGCGACCGCGTCATCAAGAAGAACAACGTCACCAGCCGCAGGGTGCGCGAGCACTTCGCCACGTTCTCGAACCCGAAGCTCGAGGGCATCGCCAAGGTCCGAACCCTGCAACCCATGGAGACCCTGAAGCTCCCCACCGAGGGAGCATGGGCCGCCCTGCAGGCTGCGTACGAGTCGGCGAACGCGCCCCGCTGACGCGGGGGGCGCGTATCGCCTTCCCATCTACCGTTTCGTTTCTCTTTCCATTTCCATTCAGGAGCCTGCTATGCCCGTTGACCCCAAGGTCAAGACCATGTTCGCCGCCCTCAACTCGTCCTTCCAGTCAGTCCAGGCCGACGCCGGCCTTGGTTCGCTTGGCTGGTGGCCGGAGGAGGGCAACCACGACTGCATCATCACCGACGTGAACATGCAGGACAGCACCTTCAAGCAGAAGGACGGCCAGACGTTCCCCGGCGTCGAGATCCAGTTCTCGTACCAGCTGATCAGCGACCCCGGC